GCGCGAGATCGAGTTCATCAAGGCCGTCACCTACGACATCAAGTACCGCGCCCTGAAAGCGCTCGAGCTCTTCCCGATCTCCACCGAGGCCAATACCGGCGCGACGGAAATCACCTGGCGCCAGTTCCGCGGCTTCGGCAAGGCGAAGATCGGCGGCGAGTACGGCAACGAGTACCCGAAGGCCGATGTCGCCGGCGCCGAGTTCACCTACAAGATCGTCCCCGTCCAGATGGGATATCAGTATTCCATCCAGGAGATCCGCGAGAGCCAGATGTCGGGGAAGCGCCTCGATCAGCGCCGCGCGGCCTTCGCCCGCCGCGCCGTCGACCAGGCGATCAACGATGTCGCGCTCATCGGCGACGCCGGAACGAACATCTCCGGCTTCCTCTCCTATCCCGGCATTTCGAGCATCACGCTTCCGGCGACCGGCGCGGGATCCTCGAAGACCTGGGCCTCGAAGACGCCGGACCAGATCATCTACGACATCACGACCCTCATCGAGGGCGTGTGGGTGACGACCAACGGCGTCGAGTATCCGGATACCCTCCTCATCCCGACCGCCGACTTCGCGCAAATCGCGACGACCCGCATCACCGCCGTCGACTCCGAGACGATCCTGTCCTTCCTGCTCCGCACGTCGCCCTGGATCAAGACGGTCGACTGGCTTGTCGAGCTCGCAGGGGCAGGCGTTTCCGGCTCGAACCGTTCCATGGTATTCGTCCGCGACGACATGCATCTCTCGCTCGAGATTCCGCAGCCCTTCGAGCAGTTCGACCCGCAGCAGAACGGCTTCGTGTTCGATATCCCCTGCCATGCCAGGACCGCGGGCCTCTTGGTCTATTACCCTTTGAGCGTGGGCTACGGCGACGGCGTCTAAGCAGGAATCGGCAAAGGAGAAAACGAGCATGTTCGTATTCTGGAAAGGGAATGGGGAAGCGCGGATCGGCAAGAATCGGGAGCTCCGGAGAACCGGCGAAAAGGTGATCCGGATCCCGACCGGCGGCATGCTGCATCTCTCGCCCGGGATCAACGAGGTTCCGGACGCGCAGTGGCAGGCGGTCAAGGAGCATGTAAAGGACGACCTCGAGGCGGGACTTCTCCGCGAGGAGAGCTTGGTCGGCAGAAGCAAGAAGCCTGCCTCGAGCCTCGCCGACCTCGACCTGCAGGCCGCGATCAAGATCGTGGGCGAATGCCTGTCGCCCGAGACGCTCTATCGCTGGTATCGCGACGACGGCCGCGAACTCGTCCAGTCGAGCGTCATCAAGCGCTGCGTCGCCATCGAGATCGATCCGCCGAAGGAAGGCCTCGGCGCGTCCCCGGAGGCCATCGCTCGCGCCGAGAAGAGGGAGGCCGCGTTCGCGGCTGAATAACCATGTCGTATGCGCCGACTGACTACATCCAGGTCTTGCCGGCGCTCGCGGCGAGCCCTCTCTCGGCCATGTACATCGCGACGGCGCAGGGTCTCTTAAGCTCCAGCGTCTTCGGCGCTCAGTACAACTACGCCTGCGCACTCCTCGCGATGCACATGTTCACCCTCGATCAGCGAAACCTCGGCCCCGGCGGGGCCATTGAAAATTTGAAAGAGGGCCAGATCTCGATCTCCTACAATCCCGGCAAGGGCAAGCAGGAAGACATCGATTATGAGCAGACGCAGTTCGGCCGCCGTCTTCGCCAGCTCATCCGTTCCACAGTCCCGGGCGTTTCGGGGCTCGGCGACGACGGATCCATGGCGGGCATGCTCGCTCTCGATCCGAACGACATCATCATCAATTCGAGCGGGGGCCCGTAATGCCGATGACCGCGAAAATAGCCGAAGTCGATCACGGCATGGACATCGAGCTCAAGGTCCTGGGCGCCTTCAGGGGGAAGGTCGTCGACGTCGGCTTCTTCGAAGGCGACCGGCATGTCGGCAAGAACGGCAAGCCGGACGCGGACCTTGTCCTCATCGCTGCCGCGAATGAATACGGTGCGGATATCAAAAATGGATGGGGGAGGGGAATCCACATCACGATTCCCGAGCGCTCCTTCATGCGTTCCTGGGCGATCGCCAAACAGACTCAGATCTCCGAGCTCATGGAAAGTCTCGCGAAGAAAGTCACCAATAAGGCGATGGACGCCGATCTCGCGCTGAAGACGCTCGGCGTTTTCGGCATGGACGGGATTAAGAAGCAGATCGCCGCTCCGGAAGGCGTGAGCTGGCCGCCGAATGCGGATAGCACGATCAAGCGCAAAGGCTCAAGCCATCCCCTTATCGATACCGGCGTCCTGCGCGAGAGCGTGCGCTATCAGGTGAGGACACCCGAATGAGCGTCCTCGTCGCCGGCCAGATCTTGACGATCACGCGATTTGCCGCGGGATCCTACGTCAATGGATTATGGGTCGAAGGTTCAAGCTCGCAGCTCACCGTCTCCGGCACCGTCCAGCCCGTCCCCGGGAGCATCCTGCAGACCCTCCCCGAGGGCAAGCGCGATCGAGATATGAAACTCTTTATCTGTGATTCGGAGCTTTTCATCACCAACCCTGATACGGGTACCTCGGGCGACCTTGTGAGCATTGAAGGCGAGAACTGGCAGGTCGATTCGCTGCAATCCTGGTCGAATGGCATCCTGCCACACTATGAGTACATCCTCATCCGGGCGAAGGAGGGGGCGTGACGTGGGTAGCTCTCCGCGAAGCCGTCTACTCCTGGGTCAACGACGTCCTCAACGCCGGCGCGTCGACGATACCGGCCTGGGGCACGATCCCCGCAGCCTTCGGCAACGTCCCCATAATCTTCAACTATCAGCCGGGGCCCCGGCCCACCGTGGCCTACGTCGGCTTGCGGATCATCACGAAACGGCATATAGGCCTGCCCTACGAGGCGCCGGTCTACCTGAAGTCGCCCGGCTATCTTTCGAATTCCGGCATCATGCAGGCGCTTCAGGAAGCGGAAGCCACCGTGAGTATCCAGGGCTATGGCGCCGGCTCGGATGCCTATCTCGAGGCCATCGACGAATCGCTCCATGCGTATTGGTGGAACGACATCATCACCGGGCTCGGGCTTTTCCATCGGGACCATTCAGACATCCGCGACATCTCGATGATCATCGACGAGGCGCCGGAGCAGCGCTTCGTCTTCGAAGCGAATTTTGGAGTGCCGGACCTCATGCAGTTCGCGCCGTCCGGCGGGGTCCCGTGGATCGAGTTCGTCGATGTCTCCGGCGTTGTGACCGATCCATCCGGAAACAATCCTCAAACCTTGACCGAGCCGCAGATCGGAGAATAGGAGGCCCTAGGTGAGCCAGATAAACCAGATCGTAACCATGAACCTCGCGATGGTCTCGGCGTCGCCGTCCATGGCGAGCTTCAATGACGTTATAATCGTCGCGCCGTTCTTGAAGTCGAGCGTCGCGAACTGGGCGGCTGCCTGCTTCAATTCGACCACGCAGCGCGTCGCGCTTTTCTCCGGCGGCCCTGCGGCGGCCCTCGCGGCGATGGTAACCTGCGGATTCGGAACAACGACTCCCGCCTACCTCAAGGCGTCGACGCTCTTTTCGCAGAATCCTGCGATGCAGCGCGTATATATCGGCCGCCAGTCGACCGGCGGCGATGGCTCGGAAAGCTGCACGACGGCACTCACGGCTATCGCGACCGAGAACAATAACTGGTACGGCCTCATCTACTGCGATTCCCTCCTCGCCGATCAGGAACTCATCGCTGCATGGGTGCAGTCAAACGTCAAGCTCTACGTCACCGCATCGGCCGATCCGAACTGCATTACCAATTCCAGCGCGGATATCATCACCTACCTCAATACGAACAGCTATTACCGCACGCGCTGTTTCTACGATCCGCTCGCCGCGGGGGGCGCCTCCGGGGATGACAATGTCGATGCCGCGATGATGGGCTGGGCGATGCCGCAGCAACCCGGAAAGTCGAACTGGGCCTATGCGACGCTCGTCGGCGCGACTCCGCTCTCGGGGTCCAACGCCCTCGATGGCCCGATCGGCTATGTCATGGGCAAGGGGGGCGACGTCTATATCACCGTATCGAGCGTCAACATCGTGCGGGAAGGATATGCGGCCAACGGCCAGTGGCCCGACGTGACCTGGGGCCTCGACTGGATGCAGGCCCGGATTCAGCAGCGTATCTTCACCGCCCTCGTCCAGGCGACGCAGGCGGGTTCGAAGATCGGCTATTCAGATGTCGGCATCCGGACGATCAACGCACAGCTCATGGCCGGGCTCCAGGAGGCGGTGACGAACCAGATCCTCCAGAGCTTCACGACCACGCCGCCGCTCGCCTCGAGCATCTCGGCTCCCTATCCGGCTGAGCGGATCCTGCCGAGCCTGCCCTATACCGGGAAGCTCTTCGGCGCGATCGATAGCGTCGTCGTCAACGGCGTCGTGACGTACTAAGGAGGATACTGACATGGCGAATACGCAGAACGCCTTTGTCGCGACCTATGATCCGGCCTACGTCAAGATGACGTGGAACGCGATTCCGATTCTCGGCTATGCGGACGGCACCTTCGTAAAAGTGGTCGGCAGCGCGGATCGTTTCGTGAAGATGGTCGGCGCCGACGGCGAAGTGGCCCGCGGGAAGACAAACGACACCACGCGCGAGGTCACCATCACCCTGCTCTTCACGAGCCCCGTCAACTTGCTTCTCTCCGCACAGCTCCTTCTCGACACCACGGTGAACGGCGGCATGGGCCCGATGACGATCGAAGATCTCCTGGGCGGCGTCCTTTTCTTCGCACCGCAGGCATGGATCAAGAAGGCGCCCGACTGGGAGCGCGGCAAAACGGTCGGGAATATCGAATGGATCTTCGATACCGGCCAGATCGCCGTCGAGACGTATGGCGGCAGCTTCTCCAGCCTGTCGCAGTAGGGGAGGGCATAGCGCATGCTCGAACAGCAGAAAACGACGATAGACGGCATCGAATTCTCGGTGACGCCATTCCCCGCGATCGAGGCGTTCAAGCTGCAACGCCTTATCGGCGAGCTTTTCGCGGGCCCGCTCATCCAGGCCTTCGGCTCCCTCGCGAATCTGGCCGATGTCCTCAACTCGGGAATCGACGGCGCCGGCCTGTCGAGCGCGGTCGAGGGCCTCGTGGCGAAACTCTCGGAACCGCAGTTCATCGCGCTGTTCACCGCGCTCCTCAAGGGCGTGCAGGTTACAGCGCCGAACCCGGCCGGGCAGCTCCAGGCCTTCGACTTCATCGGACCGCACTTCGAGGCGAGCTTCAACCAGATCTTTCAGGGCAACCTCGTCGCCGTCTACAAGCTCGCCTGGTTCGTGCTGAAGGTCAACTTCCCGGATTTTTTCAGCCTGGCGCCCTCTATTGGGAAGAGGATCGGGATAACCGCTTCCTCGCCAAAGGACGGCGCCGGCAGCGGGAGCTCGTCGACCGAATAGGACATGTCGGCGACCTCAAGGGCGAGATCGAGCAGGAGTGGCTTCTCTGGCGGATATGGGAAGCGAAAGGTGTTCCGCTCAAGGAACTCCAGTGGGAATGGAGCTATGCGGATTTGCTCAAGGCGAATGCGGTATTGGACATGAATGCAGCGTATGAAATGGCGGCTCGCGCCGAGGCGGACAAGGAGGATGAATAGATGGCAGCCAGCCTGAAGGATTTGTTCATCCGCCTCGGCTATCAGGTCGATGAGTCCGGCGCCAAGAAGTTCCAGGACGGATTCAAGAGGATGCGCGAATCCGTCATCCACGTTGCGGAAGCCGTCGGCGCTATAGAGCTCGGGAAGCAGATCCTCGAGACCGCCGGGGCCTGGCAGCAGGCACAGGTCGCATTCACGCAGATGCTCGGATCGGGGCAGGCCGCGACGGCGATGATGGAGCAGCTCGACAAGTTCGCGCAGAATTCGCCTTTCTCCCGCGACGACATCTTTCAGTATTCGAAGCAGCTCCTCAACTTCGGCTTCTCGGCGCAAGAGATCATGCCCATCATGCAAAAGCTCGGGAATATCGCGGCCGGCGTCGGCAACCAGGCCATGCCCGGCATTGTCGAGGCGCTCTCGCGGATCAAACAGCACGGCGTCGCGGACATGCGCAGCCTGCAGACCATGGTCTCCTCCGGCGTTCCGATCGTCGACGCGCTCGCGAAGCAATTCGGCGTGACTAATCTCCAGGTCTACCAGATGGCGCAGCAGGGGCGGATAGGCTTCGCCGCGGTGAACCAGGCCCTCACGAATATGACGACGGGCATGGGAAAGTTCGCCGGCATGCAGCAGAAGATGGCGAATACGCTTCCCGGGCTCCTCAAGCAGATCAAGGGCCGATTCGAGGAGGTGAAAACCGAAATAGGATTGGCCCTCGTCCCAGTCTTGCAGAAAGCACTCGGAGCCTTCAATCAACTATGGGATAAAAACAAGGAAAAGATTGTCGTCGCCATTATCAAGGGATTTGGATATCTTGCCGTCACGGTAGCCTTCGTCATCGGCATTTTCAAAAGGCTCTATGAACAGCTCGACAAGAACGGAACGATCGATCGATTCAAGGACGCATTTTCAAAGCTGGGAGAATCGCTTCGAAAGTTGACCGAAAGCGAAGGCTTCAAGAAATTCCTCAATTGGCTCACCTCGGAAATTTCTGACAGTCTCATTGCCGGATTGACGACGGTCGCTTCTTTGCTGGACGTAATTGCTGGCTTGGTACAGACTTTGAGCGGCGAGCCGGTCGACTGGAAAAAAATATTCACCAATCTGGGAAATGCAACGATTGGCCGCGGCATGACGAAGCTGGGCCAGACCATGGGAAGCGTCGGAGGAGCCGCAAATCAGCTCGCTGGAACCGTACTCAATTCGATAAGTGGTGGCAGGGTCAATGGATTTGCCTCGCTTTCTCCCGGCGGCGGCTCGACGTCGTATGTAAATAATTTCACCGTGAATTGCTATGTTCCTCCCGGCACCCCGGAATCTCAGGCCGAATTCATCCGCAAAGCCGCGCGCGACGAATTCCGACGGGAGCTTATGCGGGCGCACGCGGACCTGGCGCCACAGGGAGGCTGAAGTGATCAGCATCCCGACGCCTTCTCAGGTCTTCTACAGCGATCTACTTGCGAAAACCATCAACGGCTTCCAGATCGACGCCTTCGTTACCGAGGATCATCACAGCCAGGTCCATGTGACGGAATTCCCGGTCGAGGACGGATCGAGCATCAATGACAACACGGTCGAGATGCCGGATGAATTCACGATCACCGGCGTCATCGGGCCGATCGCTGTCACATCGACCACGAATTCCCTGTCGAGCCCCTTTCGCGTACAGACTGCCGATCAATACCTCTATGGCCTCAAGCATTCCCGCCAGCTCCTGACGGTCGTTTCCGGCCTTCGCGTTTACAACGACATGATCATCACCGACTATCGCGTCAACCGGAACAAGGACAACGGAAAGGGCCTCGTCTTCGACATGATTTTCAAGCAGATCATCTATGTCACGAGCCAGATTGCGACAATCAATCCGAACATTCTTGGCGGATCGGCCAATTTGCAGAATCAGGCCGCGGGGCAGGCGGCGCTCGGCGGTGTGTCTGGCTCGAGCCCGAGCTCCGGACTGGCGAATGCCATCAGCACGGGAGTAGGGCAGGCGAGCGCCGGCGACCTCATTGGCGGCTACAAGACTATTGCCAACTATCAGGGGGGATTATGATAATCCTCCCGATTTATTCGAGCACGAGCCCACGCTGGAGCTATCAGATAAGCCTCGACGGGACGAAATATACGCTCGCCATTTCATGGAACACACGCGAAAGCGCCTGGTATCTCGACGTCCAGGATGCGAGCGCGAATTCCATCGTATCGAGCATCAAGCTCGTGCCGGACATTCTTCTTTTGCAGCAATTCAAGGGACTCGGGGGACTTCCGCTCGGCGATCTTTTCCTCTACGACGTTGAGCAAAATCCTGCCACAGCCGTGAACATGCAGTTCGCCGATCTCGGGACGCGCTATCTCCTCGTCTACTATTCGTTGGCCGATTTCCAGGCCCTGGAGTCCGCCTAATGGCCTGGGGCCGCATCGTCCAGCTCACCGTGGGCACGCCTGGCCAGCCGGGCGTCGTCCTTTCCGGGCTCTACATGACGTTCGAGGTCCAGAAATCGAAGGGTGGCGAAGCCCCCGCTAATGCGGCGACGATCAAGATCTACAATCAGTCGGAAGCCTCGTTCAAGGCTTACGTGAGTACGGCTACGGCGCAGGGCGCGAGCGCGTCGAGCCTGACTTCCATCTCGCCGACGAAATACGTCAGCGCTTCAAGCCAGAATCCGACCGCGAGGCTCACGCGGGCGGTCATCCTGCAGGCAGGCTATGCGGACGAGCTGAACGGCGCGCAGCCGCCCACGCTGTTCGTTGGGCAGATCAAGAAGGCGACGCGGCACCGTGAGGGCGCGGATTGGATCACGGAGATCATCTCCTTTGCCGGCCTCTCGGAAATCAGGAACGCCAATCTTACGATCTCCTATGCACCAGGGTCGACGCCATATCAGATTCTTTCCGACATCGCGACCTACCTCGGCTGCCAGATCACCGGACTTTCCTTGGTCCCGCTTCCGATCACCTATCCGAACGGCTATTCCTATTCCGGCCCCGCGGGTGGAGCGCTCAAGGAGATTACTGACTATATCGGCTTTGATTGGTGGGCCTCGAGCGACACTCCTGCGCCCTTCGGCGAGATCATCCTCGCCCCGAAGGGGCCCGCTCCCGCGCCGATCTCTGCGCCTGCCTATGTCCTGAGCCAGGCCACCGGTCTCTTGCTTCCTCCGGAGATGGAAGACGCGACGGACCAATTCGCGAATGCCGATCAGATTCCCGACGACGTGAACGCGACGCAGCGCTGGAAATTCACCTGCCTTCTCTATCCGCAGATTCAACCGGGAACCATCGTGCAGGTCGACTCGCCGAACCTTCCCGGAGGGACCGGCTATTTCGATCCGGTCATCTGCACCTATCATGGCGACTCGCGCGAAGGCGATTTTAAGATAGAGATCGAGGCATACAACGTCACGCCAGGGGCCGCGGCATGAGCGACATGCGGCTGCCGGTTCCCGTCTCCGGACTCTCGCAGGTCATCCGGCGCGCGCTCAAGAGCTATGGCGAAACCGTGCATACGGCGATGCCCGCGCAAGTCGTGAGCTATTCGGCCGCGACGAAGCAGGTAAACGTCCAGCCGGTTCTCGACTTCGATCTTCTCATCGGCGGCCAGCTCCAGCCGCAAAAGCTCCCCGTCATCTACAACGTCCCCGTTGTTTTCCCCGGCAGCTCGAAATTCTGCATCCAGTGGGATCTCGTCAAGGGCGACGGCGTCCTTCTCATCTTCAGCGAGGCCTCGATCGACAAATGGAAATCCGGATCGGGCGGGGAGACCGATCCCGGCGATACCCGGCGCTTTGCCTTAAGCGATGCCGTAGCGATTCCCGGCCTGTTCTCCTTCGGCAATCCCGGCCAGGTCGGACAGACCGGCGGCATGGACATCGTCAACAATGCGGAGAACAAGGCCGAGATATTCCTTTCGGACTCGGGCGAGATCCAGCTCAATGCCGGCACGACGAATCCCAACGCGGCAAATTACGTGGAATGTGACGCGACTACGGATGAAACCAACTGGCCCATCCTTACCATGCTCGCCGCGATGTTCGGCCTTACCCTCACGCAGCTTTCCGGCAAGCTGAATACCAAGACGGTGGACGTGCAATAATGTCGACGCCGCTTGTAACCGCGATCGTCTCCGCTCTCCAGTCGACGATCAATTCCTATTGGAGCGCGAAGTCGCTCCCCGATTCCCCGCCGACCATGTCCGACGAGATCGGCGCCCTTTCCGCGATGTTCGATACCGCGTCGATCTACATGCCGAAGCTGGTCGAGCCGCTTTCTGCCCCTCCTTCCGGGAATGTGATCTATACCTTTCCGGTCGCCGCCAATGCGCAATATCTCGTCTATATACCCGCTGCCTATCTCGTCGCCGCTTCCGGCGGTCCCTTCACGCTGACGCTTTCCGCGGGCGGCTCGACGAACGTGACGGTTACCATCGCCGCCTATGGGTCCACGCCAGGCGCGAATTTGATATTCATGGCGATCATCGATGCTTCGGGGAACGTCTATGCGAATCCGCAGGCGGGCACGGGATCACAGGGACCACAGGGCGCGCAAGGACCGCAGGGCTCCTCGACCGGCACACAAGGGCCGCAAGGCTCGCAAGGCGCTCAAGGATTGCAAGGGAGTCAGGGATCTCAAGGCAATCAGGGCTATCAGGGAAGCCAAGGCTCTCAGGGAAGCCAGGGTGCT